GCTTTCGCCCCTGTACTTAATGCGTCCAGAGGGGGTTCTATCTACGTCTTTTGTCGTTGCCATGTCATATGTCGCTGTTCTGTAACGCTGTTATTCCAACGCCACCAACAATGCCGTATTTCGCAAGTATGTTTATTAGGTTCTCGTCAAAGATGACGTAGTTGCTTGTCTTGTTTCCCATCTCTTTATTAGCCCAATCTTCAGCTTCTTTTTGGGTCTTGTATGGCTTACTTGTGGTAATTACTCGACCACTTCCCCCAAGTCCTGTCTGTCTGTTTGGGTCATCTAATACAATTCTTGCCTGAAACTGACCATCATCTAGTTTATTAATACCTAACAACTTGCCACCAAATGTATTTCGTGACTCGCCAGCTAAGTATTTTATGCCTTTGATGCCAACATCATTTAATTGTTTTGAGACTTCCTTACCTTTTTGTGGTACAGCCTTATTATCTTCCAAAAAACTATATAGCTCTTTACCAGTTAATTTTTCTAAATTATCCGTATTACCAAATTGTGATTTATATGTTTTGAACTCAGTAATGTTCTGAAGTTTTTTAAGCATCTCAGGCTGCTCACTCAATGGCTTATCATAATCAAGCAACTCATCAGGCTTTGGAGCTAATGCGACTTTGTAGGTTTTTCCAGCGTTATAACTAAAATCGTCAGCTTTAAGGGTTTTGGCGTAATTTAAATCCTGAACTAAGCCGTCATAACCTTCTTGAGAAATTCTATCAAGAGGTTGCGATAAATCATAAGAGTTCTCTATTGTTTGCTCTAGCTGATTTATAACGCTGTCTATTGACTCTTTAGTGTTAAATTTTCCCCCTAATATTCTATCTCTAACGAGACCTTGTATTATAGCTTCTCTGTCAAACTCATCTCTATCATCAGAAAAGAACTTTATTGGAGTACCTTTATACTCCACGTTCTGAGATTTTAAGCCAGCGTTTTTATAAAACTTGGCTATGTCCTCACTATCAGTAAAATACAGTCCATAGCCAAACGCCTGATTACCTTCGCCTGTGCCTATCTTATCCATGCGAAACTGGTCAAAGTCAGCACCAGAGCCATGAAAGGCTATAATGCCAGAGTCTGTGTCTGTAGGAGGCACAACATTCGCTATACCTTCTTTTGGCGCATCATCCACATTCAATAGTGGCTTTGTATCATCACTCTTCTTGAGCAGTCCTTTTACTCTGCTTGCCGGAACTCCAGGTATTAGCGTCGCTGCTGTTAGCAATCCAGCCGTTGCCAAGTCACCCTGTCCAAACGCTGTTCGTGCATCGGCTAATGCGCTGATATCTCCAGTTACGGGCGCAACATCTAAGGTTGTCGGTGCAGCTTGCGCGATGGTAGGGTTTACGCCTAGGGCTGTCAGTATATTAAACGGCACTCTGCGTATAGGATTTGGGTCTTGACTAAACTGCTCTAGTGCTTCTGCGTCACTCTTTTGCTTAAACGCCTGTAGTTGTGCTTCACTCGGTAACAGGCTCGAAATACGAAAAGGCTGCGAAAAATTTAAATTGTCCAATAATCCCATTTACACTATCCAATTTGTATCTCCATAGGCAAGCTCACGCCTGTAGCCATAACTCGTATAACTCTGTCCACTCGCTCTAACAGCCTGTGACGCAAATGTTAATACAAAGGCATCGGCTAGGTCTGGTGACTTTAACCCTCTGCGCTTCATCTGGTCTTTGCCCTCACATTTAAATTTTCCGTTTGACGTAATGCCATAGCGTACACTTGAGAGTTCATGGATAAGGGTCTCGTCCTCTGGCATCTTGCAATCTCTCGCCTCAAGCCATTCTTTCGCTCTAAACCATAACTCGTCGCGCAGCTTCATATAGCGTTGTCCGAGGGCTGGGCTTTCGGCAACATTTACGCCTCTCGCTGGGAGGTCTAATTCTATTAGGCGGTCTACAACTCCGCTGCCTAATCCTATGGAGTCGATAAGAATATCAGATGGGCGTTGGTCATAGGGTACCGACTCATATTCAGCAAGAATAATGCCCACTGTCTCCATAAGGTCTTTCTGTGACCAGTTCTTAATAGGCTCAAGTAAAACATTGCCTTTGCGTTTGGCAAGGGCAGAGCGATCAGAGCCAAAGCGTGATATATCTACGCCCCATATGGGCTGTACTTCTTGTGCTTCTACCTCTCTCTTTATCGCGTCTTCGAGAAGATGTATCGGTATTATCGTATCGTCATCCTGTAATGGGGGGAGACCCAAACAACGTATGCGAAAGATATTGGAGTCTTCACCATATTGACGCTTCATGTCCTCTATCCAGTCTTTCGATACCATCTCCGAGTCATAGCAAGAGACTGTCATTGTGTGCCATCTATCGGCATTTTTTCCAAAGGCATCGGCAAAATAGCCAGTGGCAGAGGTAGGGTTGCCCACCATTACTGTCTTTGAGCCTTCGGTGGACATTGCGCCCTGTGCCACTTCAAAGACGATATCTGGAACACCAGAGGCTTCCTCTACGATGAAGGAGAGAGAGCCGTCAACGTCCGGTGTACCATGAAAACCCTGTAGGGCTTCTGGGGAGTCTCTTCGTGCTGTACGTGCAACAGCAAAGGACTCTTTTACATTCTTTAGCGTTATTTTATCAGACGCAAAAACTAATTCCTTCTGAAAGCCTGTGGGTAGGCGTTTCGCCCATTTTTGTAGTTCTGACCACAGGACTTGCTCTAGCTGATTTGCAGAGTTGGCAGTACAGGGTACTTTGCAAGGTACTCTTGTAAGTAAGAGCCAGAGGATGACCCATGACAGAAAGGCTGTCTTGCCTACGCCATGAGAGGAGCGTATGGCAACACGAGGCTTTGTGGCTATTGCGTGGAGGGCTTCTTCTTGCCATTTCTGGGGTTTGGCATTGAGGCACGTAGTCACGAATAGCACAGGGTCTTTGCGTAGAGCGAGGAGGGTGTCGGACATATCGCTCATAATTTTTTTTCGCCTATGGGTGGTAGAAAGAGCCACAACCCCATAGGGGGGGTCATGGCAGTTTGAAGGAAGGTACAATGAAACTCGTTACGGGTACAGAGACTCAATGCGCTGATTTGGGAGGGTGTGAGTCAATGTGGGGGTATACAAATACACAGATGCCCACGCATATTTTTGCGTGGGGGGGTGTATCTGTAATTACAAAATTGCTGCTAAAATCTACTTTCTGGGTACTATATGTTGTGGTTTGTTCGTAAATAATCGCCAATAATATTATATTTTAGCCTAAGTGTTTGTTTTTATTACATAATAAAAATAACATAACCTAGTTTATGCGCCTTTTGGGTTATCCGGCTTAACGTCTATGGTCTTCTCGTTTTGCTCTTTTATAAGGGCGTTCTGCTCTGCAATCCTACCGGCTACGTCCTCAAGAGCTAGCTTGAACTCAGAGCCAAAGCTATCCATGTTCAATTGCTGTGGTAGGAATTTACCCATTAAATTCAATGTCTTAGACGCATCGACCTCAATCTGATCTGCTAGCAAAAGATGCAAAGGTTTCTTTCTTCTGGCTAATTCAGCGAAAGCTCCAGTCAATTCTTTGCGAATTATTTTGACAAGCTGTTGTCCTGACCCTGTTCCAGGTACACGACCATTCCTGTTGCCCTTCTTCTCTGTAATATCAAGCATATTGTTTTTAAACTGTTTGTTTAATGTTTCCAGTTACTTATCTGATGGATGTATTCACAGCCACTTCAGGCTGATTATATCCATTTAACTCACAACAACTCACATTTGTAAACGTTTATAGATGTATGTTATGCGTTACTAATCACGATAGCCTTAATTTATTGGCTATTTCATCGAGACCTTCCACTAAAAATCTGTATCTTTTCCTCTTCAAATCGCATTCTCCGATAGCTTCATGCTCTACAGCCACGCTAAAAACCACCTCACATTGCCCCTTTGTCATGCACTCCAGCACCTCTTCCAATCGCTCCTTCGCCCTCAGACTTGCCTCTTGCTGTGACTCGGAATCCATGCCTGAACCTCTGACAGTTGTATCTAATATATTTCTCTGCCCACTTCTTTGCCAATACGCCAGATACCTTTTCTCAAAAACCTTACACGCTTCAAACTGTGCCGGAGTGAGCTTGTCACGATGATACGCTCTGTGATAGGGCGTACTCTCCTGATTGACGTACACTTTGCTGTCACCCTTCTTGACACGCCTCTGCTCATACCATGAGTGTTGCAGCACAAAACTATTTGGCTTTTCCACCTTTTCTCTCCTTGATCGCAATACCTTTGGCTATGCCCCCATATCCGATAATGTCAGAATGGCTGTCCAGGTGATAAGGCGTTTTCATTAGTCGCGCCACCTTGACCAATATCATCAGTATCGGAACATCAACAGCCTCAATCGTATCTCTTCCTTTGAGATACACATTGAACAGATCAGCCGTGTCTTGCATATTTGCTAAAGGCTCACCATAATTCTTTCCTCTCTCCGATATCAACTTCCCCACTTCACTAATCAAAGACCCATAATCTACATTCATATCTCTTTCTCCTTCAATTTATCGAGGAGGAACTCAATCTCCCCTTTGTACCTCTCATCCTCGTTATATCCCCCTAAAGGGGGATATTATCGAGGAGGATTGATTTGAGGTGCTTTTCATGTTGAGGATTGCTTACGTTTTGATGAGGATTGATGAGGAAACAACCCCTTCTTTTTCATCCTTCGCAACCTCTCTTTAGTCTCAGGTTTTAGCACTCGTAACTGCTGCATCCTCTCATCTTTCGTAATAGGTTTGAGCCTAAATCGCTGCTCTAAATCGTTGTCTTTTGTCATAATTCCTCCCTTCAGATTTCCAATAGCATGACGCACAAACGACCTTTTGCCTTTCAATACCCTTCGACTTTCCATCATCATCCACGACATAATCACAGACATATTCATTGATTTTCATTACACCTAAACCCTTACATTTTTTTGTGTCACACTTTCCCATGCTCTACTCCTCTCAAATAAATCCACTTGTGTCTCCCTAACTGTCCATCGCAGAGGAGACTGGATAGCATCAATACGTCTTGCCATTCTCTCAGGACATATCTCTGCTCCTTTGTTTTTAAAATTACGCGCCACATTTGTACTGTCAGCACTTGCAAAAGGGTATTTATCGCCACAAAGAGACAACCCTCTCATCATATGAACCCAGCATCTATGCCCTCGCTTTGTAAGTTCATTCCATGCCTCATCAGCCCTTCTGCACCAACTCTCACTACCAACTTGCCAATATGCCCCTGAAGAGCCAAAACAGAACCTTTCATAGCCATCTGCCATCTCTAGCAACCAATCAATACTCAAACTCATATGCCACACAGGAGCTACCAAATGCCTCGCCAAATGCCCAAATTGTTTTATGAGTCTCTTCTGCTCTTCAACACTTCCATCGATAACATCAGGAATTACTGCCCAGTTTGGGGGATACAGATAGGGCTCTAACCATTCCTCATACGCCCTAAAGTCAATCTCTTTGCCCTTTGTGAATGCACTAAACGCCCCATTATCAAGCATTTCTT